TTTTCTACGGGGATAATTTTGTTGACGCCGTCACTCCGTTCGAAAACAGGCCAGAAAACCAAAACACGAGAATGATTGTCGATTCCGTGTGCAAAGAAGCTACTAAATTAATGCGGGGGAAGTAGAAGTGTTTCTCAGGGCTACAAGAGTTGACTAAACGCAGGTAATTGTTGTATAATAAAAAAGGTGGAGAAATGAAAAGAATATTATTTATTGTTTTATTATTGTTGGTAACGTCCGCACATGCTTTCGCTGGAATGGCAGAAGATAGAGAGGCGATGTTCGTTAGATTAATAGACAAAAATGTCATCCAGAAAATTGAGCTTGATGAGCGAACTTCAATCGCACTGGTTTATGTTAAGCCACTTTTTTATGAGTTAGATTATGAGTTTAAATCAGACATTATTAATATTGTATGGGCGTATTATCTAGAAAAAAATAACAATCTAGACCAAAAGGTGGTACTGCTGAATAACCAGACTGGAAAAGTTGTTGGTGGTTTTACCACCTCTCGGGGCCTTATTTGGCGATAGTTGCGTACTCATTAGAGAAAATGTATAGTTGTTTATTATGAAAACAAAATTGACCAACAAACAGTCTGCTTTTATTGATGAATATATGATTGACCTTAACAGCACACAGGCGGCAATACGTGCGGGTTACTCTAAAAAGACAGCGGACAGAATGGGCCCTGAAAACATGTGTAAACCTGTAATACAAGCAGAACTAGAGAAAAGACTAAGCGCAAGATCAGAACGCACAACTATAGACTCAGACTATGTTTTATCACGGCTATCAGAAGTTGACCAGATGGACGTAATAGATATACTCAATGATGATGGGACCACTAAGGCAATAAAAGAATGGCCCAAAATATGGCGCCAGTTTATTTCCGGTATCGATATTACAGAGATATTTACGGGTAGCGGGGAAGACAAATCGTTGTCTGGTTTAGTGAAAAAAATAAAATGGCCTGATAAACTAAAGAACCTCGAACTTATAGGGAAACACGTTAATGTTCGGGCATTTCGTGAGAATGTTGAGCTTACAGGAAATATAGAACACCACAAAGAACTTACCACGGAAGAACTAAACGACAAACTAAAAGAGCTTGGAGTCGTTCTGTAGCCGTGGATAATAACGAGCTCATACTCGCATATGTCAAAGAGTTAAGAGTTCGAAAAGCCAGGACAGACTTTTACACGTTTTATGAGCTGGCATATCCAAAGTTTGAAAAAGGGTGGTTTCAGCGGGTCCTTTGCGAAGAGTTCCAAAACTTTTACGATGAGTTAAAGCGCAAAGAACAACCCCGGCTCATGCTATTTGCCCCTCCGAGACATGGAAAATCAACAACAGTCCACGCGTTTTCCGCGTGGGTTTTCGGCCAAGACCCTGATTTTGAGCAAATTGGCGCATCATATGGGGCCACCCTGGCACAGAGAAATAATAAATTTGTCCAGAAATTAATGGACAGCCCCATATACCAAGAGATATTCCCCAAAGTAAAAATACCAAAAAAAGGCACTGGTGGGCGAACAAACGAAGTTTTTGAGATAGTTGGGAAAGATGGAAGTTACCGGGCTTCTGGTGTCGACGGTCCTATCTCAGGATTTGGTTGTGATATCGGGTTGATAGATGATCCCGTTCGAGGAATGAGGGACGCAGCATCCGCAAGAGTTCAGGAGACACAGCGGGATTGGTATAGTGGAGACTTTTACACAAGATTATCACCTGTTTCTGGGGTACTACTGTTTCTCACCCGTTGGAATGTAAAAGACCTCGCAGGGTGGCTACTCGAACAAGAAAAAAATGGTGGTGATAAATGGCGTATCTTAATATTCCCGGCAATAGCTGAAACAGACGAGTATCAATATCGATTTGAAGGTTATAATGAATATGGAACAGTGCCAAGAGATGATTGTGAATGTATTTTCCTGCGAAAAGCTGGCGATCCATTACACCCTGAAAGATGGAACCTTGACCGATTAAATATTATAAAAAGAGCAGCAGAGGCGCGTGGTGTATGGGGTGCATTGTATCAGCAACGGCCAACGGTAAAAGGCGGGGACATATTCAAGATAAAATGGTTTCCCAGATATGATAAATTTAGTGATTTATACACTCCTGGAGCAAAAGACAACGAAATAGTGGCTACCGCAATACACGCAGACACCGGAATGAAAACCGGAGAGCAACACGATTTCTCAGTTTTTGAGGTGTGGGGCATTGGCCGCAAAGATATTTACTTGTTGCATGTACATAGGGGCAAATGGGAGGCACCTGACCTGAGAAGAGAGGCCCGTTTAATCTGGAACATGTGGAAAAAACAATATAACAAGCTGCCCACATGTCGAGGAATGTTTATTGAAGACAAAGCAAGCGGTACCGGACTAATACAAGATCTGAAAAGGAAGGACCGAATACCCGTTATAGCGGTGCAAAGGAGTACAGATAAACTGGTACGTGCAAACGATGCAGCGCCATGGATTGAATCAGGCAATGTGTGGTTGCCGGAATCTGCATCATGGCTCCCAACGTATGAAGACGAGATGAGCGCATTCAATAAAATGTTTACTCATGCAAACGATGATCAGGTTGACCCAACTCTTGACGCAATAGACAAATGGCTAGGGCGCGCCAAAAGTGTACTTGACATGATGGACTAGGTATGCTACACAATAAACCATGAAGAAAGATAAAATCGATAGTCAATTCGCTTCCTCAATGATTAATGCCATGACCGGAATCGGCGGCGCGGGTGATTCTCGAACGGCTGGGACCTTTGCATATGGTCCGCAAATAGACCAATATCAAGCCAATTCTCTCTATAACACAACTTGGATCGGTAGAAAAGTTGTGGATATTCCCGCAGAAGACATGACAAAGCACTGGAGGGAAATTCTTATTCCAGATGCTGACCCCGCCATAATTAAGACCATTCTAGATACCGAAAAACAATTACACATTAAAACACGCGTATTAACCGCCATTAAATGGGCTAGGTTATTCGGTGGATCTCTTTTATTGCTCGGTGTCCGTGACGGAAAAGACCTTCGTGAGCCTCTTGATGTAAACGCTGTAAAACAAGGCGATCTTGAGTTTGTGCAAGTCCTGGATAGGCACAGGGTCGGTACACAAGGCACAAATACATGGAACCCATTTTCAGAAAACTATCTTGATCCAATGTATTACAGTATTTTTGGTACTGACGTGCATCATTCACGGATTATAAAATTTATTGGACTGGAACCGACCTACGAAACAATATCATTGTACGGATATTTTGGAATATCTGTGTTGCAGCCCATGTATGAAACTATTCGGGACGCAATGCAAGCACTCGCCGGAGCCAGCAATCTAACACTAAAAGCCTCGCAGGATGTATTAAAAACGCCTCAATTGTGGGATTTCATAGGCACAGAAGACGAAGAAAAAATAACCCAACGTTTCGCTTTAATGCAAGCCCAGCGATCAATGCTGAATATGCTCATACTTGACGATGGTGAATCCTTCGAAAGCACTGCTGCCACGTTTAGCGGGCTCGATAACGTACTGGATAAACTGTTAAGCATGGTAGCCGGATCTTCTGGAATACCTGCAACAAAGTTTTTCGGCCAGGCACCTGTCGGATTTAATGCAACAGGCGAGAGCGATATGCGTAATTACTACGATGATATACGCCGCGGGCAAGAAAACATGCTAAGGCCACGACTTGAAGTACTTGACGATATTATGGTACGGTCTTCAATCGGTGTCATGCCCGATGATTATTCTTTCGAGTTTAATAATTTAAGCCAGCCTACAATGAAAGAAGAATCAGAAATAGACGATAAGCATCTTGATAAGCTTAAAAAGTTATGGGAAATCGGTGTCCCAGAAGAAGTCTTACTCAAAGACGCAATGGAAATGGGATTAAGTAAAAACCTCACAGAAGAAACATTGTCTGAGTTATCAGAAGAGCCAGAAATTGATGAGGGAACTTTTGACTAGAGAGCCAAGAAAACGAGCTGTTCGTGGCGTCAAAGGTTCACGCACTAGCGAAGAAGTGCGCTACCGTCGTGAGTTGTTTAATATTGTAGGTATGATTGAAACAGCTATCTCAGGTGAGCTATTACCCGCTATAAAATCTCGTGAGTCTGAATTTAAAACAGACGGTGAACTAACAGATTTAACCAACATTCTACGCAATACACGCGCTCGTTTCGGGGATTTAGAG